TACTAGGAGGAGGGATGGAAGACGGGGGAACTATCTAAGCTCGGGATGTGGGGTAAGGCCATCCCTCGCAGCGCCTGGGAGGCGCACTACACTGCTCTTTCTTATAAATATATTGTTCTTATATAAAAAACATCAACCCGAAAGAAAAAAGAGACGTTTGTCTCTAAAAAAGAAAGAACATATATTATAGCATATTTTTTGACTTTTGTCAAGTGTTTTCTGCAAGAAAGTTCTTCTTCTAAAAATATTTGTAGAAAAGTGAAAAAAGTACTTGACAAATCCTCAAAAGTGTGGTATAATATATGCCTATGCTGAAAAGTGTAACACATCTTTCATCATTTGTCAAGGGGGTGATCCCTTATCTCCCGCCCTATGGCGGGTCATCCATAGGACCAATTTCGTGCTATCAGATAGCGTAAAGAACAAATATACCCTCGTCCGGAGAGGACGCCGGGGAGTCAATGACAAACATAAGTTCTACAGCGACTCCCAGAAGATTGAAGCCGTAACGACCTACCTGATCCTTGGCAGCCTACCTCTGGTGGCCTCAGCCCTGAAGATCAATGTCAACACCCTGAAGCTCTGGAAGAAGAGTGAATGGTGGAAAGAGATCGAGCAAGATCTCCGAATCCAGGAAGACCTCCAACTTTCCAAGCGGATGCAGGGTATCCTGTCCCGATCCCTTGATGTGGTGGAAGATCGGCTGGAGAATGGGGATTTCATCTACGACCAAAAGACTGGGGAGCTTCGCCGCAAGCCAGTAGCCCTCCGGGATGCCAACAAGGTGCTTTCGGATATCGGGGAACGTCGGGATGTGCTGATCAACCGCCATGTCCACAACGAATCCATCAGTACGGACAAGGTTGAAGACACCCTCAAGAAATTGGCGACCGAGTTCGCCAGAATCGCACAAACAGTCAACAAGGGACCTGTAGAGGTCACCGATGTACTATTCGGAGACGATAAAGATGCCAAGGATGAAACCGGACGGGACGCGTGATTACAGCTACGACTCCCACTACGAAGCAAGCAGCGCCCAGCGAAAGAACCGAAGTGAGCGAGTCCTCGCCCGACGCGAGTTGGCCAAGGAAGGGCTTGTACACAAGGGCGATGGCAAAGACGTGGACCACGTTAAACCGCTATCTAAGGGCGGTTCAAACAGCCGATCCAACCTCCGTGCCATTTCAGCCCACGCTAATCGGTCAAAGGGTAACCGGTCTTGAAGGTTACCAAGGAAATAGTAGCGGGGTTTGTCGGAAGTGTCCTTGCTCCGAAATTTGAGGATTCATGTGCCAGTCCAGACTTTCACAACGAGATGTGGGAACTGTGCTGCTCCCCTCAGAAGTTTGTAGCCATTGCAGCCCCACGGGGGCATGCCAAGAGCACTGCAGTAACATTGGGTTATGGTCTGAGCACCCTGCTGTTTCGGGAACGGAAATTCATGCTCCTAGTGAGCGATACGGAGTCGCAGGCCAGTCTGTTCCTTGGCAATATCAAACAAGCGCTCCAAGAGAATGATCAGCTAATCGAGCTTTTCGGCCTGAAGAAAGATGAGAACGGAAAGGTCAAGTTCGTAAAAGATAGCGAAACCGACATTGTAGTCGAGTTTACCGATGGTCATAAGTTTCGGATCATCGTCAAGGGTAGTGAACAGAAGCTCCGAGGGCTGCTCTGGAACAACAGCCGACCAGACATTATCGTCTGTGATGACATGGAAAACGATGAACTTGTGATGAACAAGGATCGTCGAGCCAAGTTCAAGCGATGGTTCAAAGGTGCTCTCCTCCCCTGCCGTAGTGACTCCGGGATCATCCGGATTGTTGGTACGATTCTCCACATGGATTCCCTGCTGGAGAACCTGATGCCTAAACCGTACGATAAACAGACGGTAACGACCGATCTGCGCCAGTACTCCAAGCGTCGTACCATGTGGCAGGCAATCAAGTATCGTGCCCACACAGACGATTTTAAGCAGCTTCTATGGCCCCAAAAGAAAAGCGCGGAAGAGTTCAGGCTCCTTCGCGCTCAGGCGTTTGAGGACGGTACTCAAGACGTCTACTCCCAAGAATATTTGAATATTCCGATTGATGAGAGTTCCACCTACTTTCGAAGAGCGGACTTCCTACCCCTACGTGAGGAAGATTACAAGAAGCCAGTTCGATACTATGTTACAGCGGACCTGGCCATCTCTGACAAGGAAACAGCGGACTATTCTGTTTTTATTGTGGGAGCAGTTGATGACGACAAACGACTTCAGATCCGCAACGTTATACGTGAGCGAATGGATGGACGAGAGATCGTTGACACACTACTGATGCTCCAGAAGATGTACAACCCTGAAGCAATTGGTATCGAAGAAATGCAGGTGTCCAAGGCCATTGGCCCATTCCTTCGGGAAGAGATGCTGAAGCACAACAACTACATTTCTCTGTATCCTCTGAAGCACGGTGGTAAAGATAAACTGACTCGTAGTCGATCAATCCAAGCCCGGATGCGGGCTGGTGGATGTAAGTTCGACAAATCCCAAGACTGGTACCAAACCCTCGAAGATGAGTGCATGCGATTCCCTCGGGATAAGCACGATGACCAAGTGGATGCTTTTGCTTACCTTGGTCTGATGCTGGATGTGATCATCGAAGCTCCCACCCGGGAGGAAATGGAAGAGGATGAGTACCAAGAAGAGTATGAACGGTCGGGTCTGAATGACTCAGGTCGCAGCGAACACACAGGTTATTAACAATGCCCATTAACGGAACACCCGGCGGAGCTTTTCAGGCTATGCAGCAAGGCTCCCAAGGCGGGGGCATGGACCCGAACCAAGACCCCTACGGTCTGGCGGATGTAGCTCAACAAGCTGGTATGCAGCAACAGCAGATGAATCAGATGCCCCAACCGGCCCCTCAGCCGGACATTGAGCATCCGGAAACACAAACATCTAGCTCCCGTCTTCGTGGATTTATCGAAGCGGTGAACATCGCTGACCACCTGAGCGAAGAAAAGCTTAACCACATTGGGGAAGAGTGTAGTCGTGGGTTTGAAGTTGACCTTATGTCTCGGGATGTTTGGGAACACAAGATCGATGAATATACGAAACTGGCTCTCCAGATTCAGGACCAAAAAGCCTACCCATGGCCAAAAGCCTCTAACGTTAAATATCCTCTTCTATCTACTGCTGCTATGCAGTTTGCTGCACGGGCTTATCCCACACTGGTTCCAAGCGATGGTAAGGTGGTTCTTGGGCAAGTGATCGGTAAAGATCCGGATGACAGCAAGCAAGACCAAGCCGAACGCATCTCGACATACATGTCCTACGACATTATGCACCAGATGGAGGGTTGGGAAGAAGGAATGGATAAGCTTCTGATCATGCTCCCGATCGTCGGGATTATGTTCAAGAAGACCTATTGGGACCCGATCAAGAAGAAGAACTGCAGTCATGTCCTGCTGCCCAAGAATGTAGTCGTGAACTACTGGGCCACCAACATGTGCGATGTCGAACGGATCAGCGAAATGATCCCGATGTCGAAGCGGATGGTGAAGCAGCGCCAGATGAGCAAGTTGTTCCTTGATGTGGACCTTGGTGCTCCTCCGAGCATTCCGTTTGAGTTCCACCCCAAGCAAACACAATGGATGCCCGCCAATGACGATACGACACCGTACGAAATCATTGAGCAGCATTGCTACTACGATCTGGATGATGACGGCTATGCTGAGCCGTACATCGTAACGTTCCACCGTCAGTCCAAGAAAGTCCTTCGGATTTCCGCTCGTTATGACGAAAGCACTATGCTCTTCAATGATGATGGCACTCTCGCTGGTATTGAGCCCATTCATTATTATACTAAGTTTGGCTTCATCCCCTCTCCCGATGGCAGTTTTTATGACATTGGGTTTGGTATGCTTCTTGGTCCCCTTAATGAGAGTGTTAACACCCTGATCAACCAATTGATCGATGCGGGTACTCTGAACAACCTTTCTGCTGGTTTCATTGGAAAGGGCTTACGTCTCCGCATGGGCGATATGCGCTTTATGCCGGGTCAGTGGCAAGCAGTTAACGCCGTTGGCGATGACCTGAAGAAACAGATCTTCCCCCTTCCGACGAAGGAACCGAGCCCTGTTCTGTTCCAGTTGATGGGCACATTGGTCCAGTCTGGTAAAGAACTGGCATCAGTTGCCGAGATCTTCACTGGCAAGATGCCGGGTCAAAACACTCCTGCAACGACCACGATGGCTACGGTTGAGCAGGGTATGAAGGTCTTCACAGCTATTTACAAGCGGATCTATCGTGCTTTGGCCGAAGAGTTCTGCAAACTGTTCAAGCTAAATGCGACGTACCTTAACCCGCAGACCTATGCTTCTGTCATCAATGAGCCCATCGGGCCGGATGATTTTGATGAGAAGACTTATCGCGTTATCCCCTCTGCGGACCCCAATGCTGTCTCTGCGCAAGAAAAGCTGCAGAAAGCGCAAGGTCTACTCGAACTCCTGCCAATTGGAGTACTCGATCCAGTTGCGGTCATTACGCGTGTCCTCCAAGCTCAAGAGCAACCGAATTACGAGCAGTTATTTAATCAAGCGGTCCAGCAAACTGGGCAAATGCCTCCTCCGCCACCTGATCCGAAGGTACAAGAACTTCAGATGAAGATGCAGGCTCAGCAACAAGAAGTCCAACTCAAGACTGCTCAACAGCAGCAAGAGATGGAACTTGATGCCCGAGACAAGCAACAACAGATGGCAATGCAGGCACAGGAGCATCAACAAAAGATGCAAATGATTGCTCAAGAGGCTCAGGTTAAGGCAGCAGCACAACAGCATGCGGTACAAGCTCAGATTGCTGGTCAGCAGATGAAGGACCAACAGCAGCAGCAAACGCACCAAATGCAGATGCAACAACAACAGGAGACGCATAAGGCTAATCTCCAGAACACCAAAGAGGTGGCAAAATCGAAAGCTCAAGCAGCGAAGCAACACTCGCCTTCCAAGACTGGAAGCGGCAAGCGATAACCAAAACGGTTTTTGAAGCTCTCGGAGTGTATAAAAGTAATGCACTCCAGTATCTAGAAAGTAACGCCGGAAAAGATTCCCTTGAAGATCGCTATTATGTGGGACTTATTGCCGGTATCAATGCGGTACTTAACATCTCCATAGAGGACCTCCAAGATGACAATTAAAGCTGTTCTACATCGACTCATTGTAAAACCCATTGATATCGAAACCTACGATGAGACTCGTGCAAAACTTAAAGAACTTGGTTTGGAGTATGGCCGGACGGAAGAGTCCAAATACCATCACACTCAGATCGACCAAGGCACTGTTCTGGATGTAGGGCCGACAGCATTTCTGGATTACGTGAAACGTCACGATCTTCCAGTTCCGGTGGCAAAAGGCATGCTTGTTACCTATGCACGACATAGTGGCAAAGCGATCAAAGATGGTGAGGTTGAGGTAGTAATTCTGAACGATGAGGATATCCTTGCCGTTCATCTAGGGGAGTAATGAGATGGCTGACGAAGTCAATAACAACAACGGTGGTGAAGGTACAGCAATTCCGGGTGAAGTAACCCCTCTGGTTCAAGAAGCTCTTGAGCAGGGTTGGGTCCCGAAGGAAGAGTTTGATGGAGATCCGGAGCGTTGGGTCGATGCAGGTGAGTTTGTCCGTCGTGGCGAACTGTTCCGCAAGATCGAGTCCCAGTCGAAGGAAATGAAGGATATGCGCAAGGCCCTGTCTGAACTGGCCAAGCATAACTCCAAAATCGCCGAAGTTGAGTACAAACGTGCCGTAGCCGATCTGAAGGCACAGCGCAAAGAGGCGCTGGCTGAGGGAGATTTCGATAAGGTTGATCATATTGAAGACCAAATCGATGCTACAAAAGAGGCCGCCCGGATTGCCCAACAACAAGCAATCCAAGCCGCAATTCCGCAAGGCGTTCCGCCGGAACTGCAAAATTGGATCAACAAGAATTCTTGGTATGAATCCAATAACGAGATGCGTGATTATGCTGACTTCGTTGGCCTCAAGCTTGGCCAATCGGGTATGTCCCCTGTGGAAGTGCTCAAGGAAGTCGAAAAGCGTGTCAAGGAACAATTCAAAGACAAGTTTACTAATCCGAATCGCCAACGTCCTTCGGCTGTTGAAAGCCCACGGGCTGCTGCTAAGGTCGGCAAGAGCGATGCGTATGAGTTGACTGACACCGAAAGATCGGTCATGGAAACTCTGGTTCGTCAGAAATTGATGACGAAAGAGGAGTACGTTGCACAATTGAAAGCAGTCAAAGAGAAAAACTAACCCTAGAGGGATACGAAAATGAACCGTAAAACCGCACAAGATAATGTAACTGAGGCAACGAGTGTTCGCCCGCAACGGATCGCAGTAGGCTTGCGACCGAAACTGTCCCTGCTCGGTAAGGACCCGAACTATGCATATCGGTATGTTAACGACACGCCGGGACGAATCGCAATGTTTAAACATGGTGGTTGGGAGCTTTGCACCAACGCTGAAGTCGACACGGGCAACTTCCGTGCCGAGGATGCAACCGAGCTTGGCTCGTTGGCATATGCAATCGTTGATGGTGGTACTGGTATGAAAGCTTACGTGATGAAGATCAAGAAGGAGTGGTTTGATTCCTTCATGGATGAACACGAAGCTGAAGTCAAGTCCACAGAAGAAGCCCTGCAGCCAAATTCTAATGATGGCGCATATGGATCAGTTCGTATCGACCGCACGGGTCGAAAGTAATACATCCGTTGGCCATCTAAATAACCTTTAATGGAGTTAGATTAAATGGCTAACGTAAGTCGTGTAAATGGTTTCCGTCCCATCCTGCATGTGGACGGCTCGCCGTGGAACGGTCAAGTTACTCGTTATTTCGCGTCGGCATCGGATGCCACGGCGATTTTTAACGGTGACTTGGTCAAACTGGCCGCTGTGTCGGACACCCAAGGTCAAGCTTTGCTTGGTGGGGTGAACTCGGTGGTCGGTGGTACGCCCGGTGTTGCTAAGTTTGTAGCAGGCACTGATACGGCAGCGGTTGGTGTTGCTGTCGGTTTCATGATCAATCCCTTGAACCTGAATAGCCCGCAATACCGTGTCGCTTCGACGGCAATGTATGTGCTGGTGGCAGATGCTCCGGATACCCTGTATGAAGTCCAGTACAACGGTACGATCGCAGCTACGTCGTTCAACAAGAACGTCAACGTCGTTGATGGTGGTGGTTCGACTGTTACCGGTTTCTCCGGTGAGCAGGCTGACTCGACCACGGTCGCTACGACCGCAACGCTTCCGTTGAAGATTCACGGTGCTGTGCAGAAGGTGGATAACGATATTACGGCTGCAAATCCGAAAATCATCGTTATGATCAACAACCATCAATTGTCGGGTGGTACCGGCACTGCTGGCGTCTAATAGGAGGATTGACAAATGCCTGGTATTATTAATAGTTCTAGCTTTGCGAAGGCCCTCTGGCCGGGTGTAAATGCATGGTATGGTAAAGCATACGATGAGTATCCGGTTGAGTGGAATAAGCTGTTCGACAGCTTCACTTCGCGCAAGCAGTATGAAGAAGACGTAGGTATCACGTCTTTCGGTCTGGCATCGGTTAAGCCGGAAGGCTCGCCGATCACGTATGACTCGGAAAACCAAACGTTCACGACGCGCTATACGCACATCGTGTACGCCATTGGCTTCCAGATCACGCGTGAAATCATGGAAGATGACCAGTATGACGTCGTTGGTCAACGTCGTGCTCAAGGTCTTGCTTTCTCGGTTCGCCAAACGAAGGAAGTGGTTGGTGCAAACGTGTACAACCGTGCGTTCAACGCATCGTATGTCGGTGGTGATGGCGTGTCGATGATCTCGGCGTCGCACCCCAACTTCGCAGGTGGTACGT